GAAAATCACCTCGTCCATTTATCAGCCCTCACCATGATTGTGTTCTTCTCTTTCAGCCAGTCCTTGACGCAGTGGAAGCAATGCTCACGGTTCTGGCAACGCTCTGGGTCACGGTGCTTGATAAGTTCGCAGATGCCCGGCGTGAAGTTCTCTGTAATGTCCTCGTCCGTCATGGAGCGGATGAAATCGCCGTTAGTCATCTTCTTCCACCTCTTTGAACTCCACGTCAATCCCCTTTGGCAGCGATGCTTGATACTTCTGCGCCAATTGCTCTGCGCTCTGTGCATCGCCCAACGGCTGTACAGGTGCAGCCACAGCGACTTCCACGCTGTCACGCATACCAAAGTAGTTCTTTGCCCGGAAAATCCACTCGGCAGGATTCTCCTGGCCGTACAGACCGTTGTACGCCCACATAGACTGCATTTGCAGAATCAGCTTCAAGATTGCTTTCTGCTGCAAGCTGTCGTCCCTGCGTTCGCCGTTCATAATCTGCTTCAAACTGACCCATTTGATACCAAGCACAAGGGCAATCCATTCAAGCACAGGGGAGATTTTAGCTTCAATGCAAGCGTCAAAGAAGAAATCAAGCCGCTGCTGCACTTCGATTGGATTGTTCATGTCCACTTCAGGCAAGTCGCCAAAGTACTTTGCGGCAATCATGCCGATTACCTTTTTATCTTCCTCGTCACCGATTCTCGACTGTAAATCGCCTGTATTTAGCATCTTAGACCTCGTGATAGCCAACTCCTGCTGTTCTTTCAGCTTCTTACTGACCTGTGAACGGATGCTCTTTTTCTTATTGAGCATCTGCTGGTGTTTCTTTTCCCGCTCTTTTTCACGCTTGGCGGCGGCTTCTTCCTTTGCCTTTTGCGCTCGCTTCTCACGCTTCTTCTTTTCAGCTTCGGTCAGTGGTGGTCTGCCACGACCACGCTTCGGGGGTGTTGCCATGTATCAGACCTCCTTTGGTGGTTTAGGAAGTGGCATCCAATGGGTTACGGTATAGTCCGTACCGCCACTATCCGTCCACCAAAATTCTTTTTTCTCCTTATCTTTGGGCTTACATCGAGCAACTATGATTCTTCCGTAAGTTGTGTATGCTAAAACTTCATCGCTCACGTCATATTCATCAGAAACTTCACCTCTAATAATGCACTGTTCACGGTGCATCTTGGGTTTACGTTCGTTCACATCAATCCATTTACTCATGCTCTCACCTCTTCATCTTCGTCTGAATGTTATCCAAGCACTTTGCAATCAGCCAAACGGAACAGCAACCGTCCAATTGTCGCCACCATGCACACTTTTCTTTCTCGCAGACGCACCGACCAAGCGGATTTGTTGTCAGCTTCATCGGGCAGTAAAGTTCGTTGTCCATCATTTCCACCCCATCGTCACTGCCGTACCAACAATCAGACACACATTGGCGAACAGCCAGACAATCAACGCCTGTCGCTCCGTGTCAAAGATGTTATCGGCAGTATCTTTCAGTGAGCGTTCAGCCCACACGACCACCGCCAGCAGGACTAAGCAGACCAGCCAGCGGGTTACAAAATCAAACATTGTCCTGCTCCTTTTCTTGCAAGCGAGAAAGCCAGCGAGCTTCCTTTTCGTATTGCATTTTCTGCATCCGCTCAAACGCTGCATCGTCCATGCAATCCAGTGCAATAATGCAGTTCACAACGTCCGCATATTCTTCCTCAAACGCCTTTTGGCACTCCTCAACGCTCTTAGGTGTCGGGTTCGTGCCATCCAGCGCACGGCGATATTTCAATGCCGCCTGTGCCAGTTCGGACGCTTCTTCTGCCATCTGCGCCAAGATTTCCGTCTTCGGCAGAATGTCTGAAACTTTCTTGCTCATTTTCCCATGTAC